ATCACACCAGTAAGAGGCGCTAACAGAATTATGTTAATGAGACCATTCTCAATGCGTCACGAAATCACAGCAGGACGTATGGCTTTTCAAACAAGCCATGAAAAATCAAGCACTAGAGACGCAGAATCTACTATCACAAAAGACGGAAATATCCATTCACTTTCTGAAGTAGTTGTTGAATATTCTCTAACTACTCTTATGGCAAGAGGAGACGAAGTAAGAGAAGAAATGTACAACGCATTCTTAGAAGGGGCATTAATCGAGCTTTGGGACATCGACAAAACAGAGCCAACAAACCCAGGTGGCAATCGATTCCCAGCTACTTACTTCCAAGGCTACATCACAGAATGGAGTGAATCAGCAGGAGCTGAAGACAGTGTTGAAATTTCACTAGCTGTTGCTGTAAATGGCTCTGGTGTTCGTGGACAAGCTACTCTTACAGAAGATCAATCAACAGTTGTTCAGTATGAATTTGCTGACACAATCGTAGCACCTTAAGTATAGTAATTCTACTTCAAAATTGTAACAGCCATTATCTAAAAATCTTTTTGAGTTGTGAATTTTTTATTCCAAAATAATTTTTGAGTAAAAAATAAAAATTTCACACACATAACGATTTCAGATTCGACTGTTACTGTTTTTTAACGAAATGACTATAATTAGTAATGTGGATGCAGGGGATGTAAAAACATCCCCTATTTCCCTATAGCCTAAGGAGAAAAATAATGAACTTAACAATTAATAATAAAGACTATGATCTCTATTTTGGGCTAGATTTCATAGCATACCTAGACGATAAATACCACATTGATCATAACGGCTTCAAATTAGGCCAAGGCATTACTTATGCTATTGCCCAAATAGAACTAGGAAACCCCCTTATTTTATTGGATTTAATCGCAGCAGGAACAATTACAGCAAGTAAACCAAAGGTAGAAGATATAAAAAAATTCGTAGAAAATGATGCAGATATCGAGGTGTTAATGACCGATTTTTTGTCCTCATTAGGGAAGTCACCGACAACCCGTTTCACGATGAAGAAAATAGGCAAACTGAGCCAGTAAGCGAAAATGACCAAGAAGAAAAAAGCCGTACCATCGATGATATAAAAATTGAGATTATGAGATATTGCAATATTTATGATCCAGTCAAACTAGGACGTATGACATTACGCCACTACTTCCTTACAATAAAAGCTGTTCGTTTGCGACTCCTTGATAAAGAACGTGATTTACATGTTGGTGCATGGCTAAATGTGCAAGCAAAAGCGACCAAACAGCGTGGAAAGAAAACAATTCCTTACTTCCGTACCTTTGATGAATTCTTTACACATCCAGATCAAAAACCAGCGAAAAAAATGAACAAACAAGATGAGCAAAAATATGATGCTTTAAAAGAGATGTTATTAAAGGCCAACACTAATTATAGTGCAAGCGATATTTAAAATCGTGACTGACTTCATTTTTAATTCAGTCTAAAGCCGCTGAATTAAAAATTCGCCATTCACATTTTTCATTATCGTTTGTTATATCAAATGACAATGAAAAACTAACAATTATAAAGAGGGAGGCCAAAATGGCAATGAAGATAAATATACAATCAACAGTAATACCGGTAGAAATAGGAGATTTGAAGTTTGAAATCGATGTTACAGACGAAAATTATGAAAGATTAACTCAAATTTTCAACACATTTTTACTTGAAATGGAAAATTTGAATGATGCAGAATCGGAAGATTTAGACCTACTTAAAGAAAGAGAGAAAGTTGTTTATGATGCATTATTAGGCGAAGGGGCTTTTGAAAAAATTTATAGTCTTTCTCCGAGCATTGCAGTTATGACAGGCATACTTACACAACTTGTAGAATATTTAGAAGAAGAGATGATGAAACGTTTGGATCCAAAAACTACAAAAAAATCACCAAGTAAGAAAAAAATTAACGATAAAAAAGTTGACTAAATTTAAGTCACACATTTAGTATAAAAAAGTAGGTATACATACACCTGCTTTTTTAATTATCTACTTTTAATTAGCTCTAAGCCAACTTTAAAAATTTCAAAAATGGGGTTACTTTTTGGAGGTAATTGTGGAAATAAGCGAGGGGGTATTAATCATTATACTCACACTCAAAAATTTTAATCAAAAAGGAGAATAATACTATGGCACAAATCACACCAGTAAGAGGCGCTAACAGAATTATGTTAATGAGACCATTCTCAATGCGTCACGAAATCACAGCAGGACGTATGGCTTTTCAAACAAGCCATGAAAAATCAAGCACTAGAGATGCAGAATCAACGATTACTAAAGATGGTAATATTCATTCATTATCTGAGGTAGTTGTTGAATATTCTCTAACTACTCTTATGGCAAGAGGCGATGAAGTAAGGGAAAAGTTATATGATGCATTCTTAAATGGCGAACTCATTGAACTTTGGGACATCGACAAAACAGAGCCAACAAACCTAAATGGAAACCAATTCCCAGCTACTTATCTCCAAGGATATATTACAGAATGGAGTGAATCAGCAGGAGCTGAGGACAGCGTTGAAATTTCATTAGCTGTTGCAATAAATGGCTCTGGTGTTCGTGGACAAGCTACTCTTACAGAAGATCAATCAACAGTTGTTCAGTATGAATTTGCTGACACAATCGTAGCACCTTAAATTTGTATAGGTTGCCTAAAAAATTTCAAATTGAAAAAAGGGCTTTGTATAACATTCTGCTTTACAAAGCCCAAAGGCAAGCTATAGCTTATTTTTTCAAACTAAAGCAAGATAAATTGTTCTTTTAGAAATTATTCCAATAGAATTTTTTTTAATTCTACTGGAAGTTCCGTTATAAGCTGCTGTACAACGCTTATTAAAGCAACAACATTTGGCAGTCTCTCATAAATAAGTTCAAATGCCCCTTCCCCCAATAAAGCATCCAGATTTTTTTCGACAAAAATTTGAACTTCTTCAATAATTGCTTCATCAAGTTCTTCTTGACCTTCTTCTGCCATTTTTTCAGCTTTAACAATAATAGACTCTAGTTGTTGGGTAATTTGCCAACACAAATCACCCAAAGCATTTAGATTTTCTGCTGAAGCCTCAATATTAAAAGTTAAATCATCTATATTGATTGGTATTATTCCACTTCGTTTAGCACGATTTTCTAAAATAGCATTACTAACTATTCGACGACGGCGTTCGCGACCATCTCTCATGATAGATCTCATTTCACCTTTAAATTCATTCCAAACACGTCTATTGTGTGCATCTATTTCGGCTCCTTCAGCTCGAAGTTTAGCTAGTTCTGCATCAGTGATAGCTAACTTAGCAGCTAGTTCGGCATCAGCGATAGCTAACTCAGCAGCTAGTTCGGCATTGTTTTTAGCTATTCGTTCATCTCGTTCGGCATTATTTTTAGCTATTCTAGCTTCGGCTTCAGCTAATTTTTGGTCGCGTTGCTCACGTTTAAGTTTTTGTTTTTCTTCTTTAGACAATTTATCGTTAAATTTGTTAGATTTAAAAATTGGCATTTATGCCACCTCCAAATAAAAATTTTTTAAAATAAAAGGATGTGATTAAGTAATGATTGATATGTCCAGTATTGATAATGCAAAACAAAGCCTAGCTTCTTTAATTTCAAAATTAAATGACGTTCAAAAAAGATCAGCGGAATCAACGAAAAATATAAGTTCAGCATTCGAAGGATTTAAAAGTATATATACATCAGTAAATTCTGCTACTAATAGTATTATTACGTTCGGTAAAGAAGCCGGAAATATCAGTTCTCTAAGTGATCTCAAATCTACACTAAGTCAATTACCAAACTTACTAACCGATGTTAACAAACAAGTTGATGCAATGAGGGGTGCATTTAAGAAACTTAAAGAGCTTAAAGTTGGTCCAAAACTAACCAATACTTTCCAAACCGCTTGGAAAGAAGCTGGAAAAACTGAAGATAAAATATCAAAAGCCTTCAAAGACATGGGTAAATCAATAAAAAATGCCTTCAAAAATATGGGGGACTCAATAAAAACTACCTTCAAAAATATTGGTCCTAACATTACCAAAGTTACAGGGTATGTCCGTAAAAAAATGGACGCCTTTAAAGCAAAAGGTGGGGTTATGGGAGCTTTAACAGGAAAAACGGGTCTGTTAACAGCTGCCAAACTGAAATTGAAAAAAGCCATTATATATATTAAAAAGAATTTAAGCTTAAAGAAAATCGCCTTTGGATTATTAAAAGGCGTAAAATTAGCATTTAAAGGAGTTTTAACTGTCCTCAAAGTCGCAAAAATTGCCTTTAATGCTCTTATTAAAGCAAACCCAATTGGGTTATTAATCGCTGGAATCACTGCATTAATTGCTGTTGGTAGCAGACTTGTTAATTGGTTCAGAAGTTCAAGGCAGCCAATGACAGAAAATGGTGATACAATCGAAGACTTAGCAGAGCGATATAATCGCTCCACCGAACAAATCGAGGAAGACATGGAACGCATGGGGACAACTAGCCTTGATGCTTGGGAATCTGTTAAAACAGCAGCAATAGAATTCGCAGACACATTTGAAGGTTGTGTCGACACAATTCTCAGTGAAATAGCTGATCTTATGGATGCCTACACGGATCATGAAGCAGCCATAGCAATATGGGGTGAACAACGTCAACTACTTGATGATGTAGCCGGTGTATGGAATGTCACCGCAGATGAAATCAAAGCAGATCTTGAAGCAATGGGTCTGGCCTTCACTGATGCCGGTGCTATTGAAGCTTGGGAAGCTGCTCAACGAGAAGCATTAACAGAAGTTGGTAAACAATGGGGAATGTGCGCCGATGATATTCTTGCCCATATGGCTGAAATGGGCATGAGCGCCGAAGAATGGACTGAACACATGGGGCAAGCGTGGGAGCAATTTAACGCCGATGTCCACAGCAATGTTGGGGACATTATAAATGGTTTCAGAAAAATTCCAACAGAATATAAGAAAAGTTCTGAAGAATTGCGTGAAATCATGGCAAACAACATTAAAGTAACAGCACAATGGCAAGAAAACATGGCAGAATTAGCTGATAAAGTTCCCCCTGGAATGCTCGCACACTTAGAAAGCATGGGACCTGAATTTAATAGTGTTATCCAAGAAATGCTTGATTGCGAAGATGAACTTCAAAAATGGATAGAGCTAATGGATGATGCCACAGTAGTTGCAACCCAAAGTGCACTTGATAATCTTGAAGACCCAGTACTCCAAGATGCTTTCACCCATAAAATCAACGAAACAGGTGAAGTGATATCCGAAAACCGAAATATAGAAGAGGCATTCGAACAAATAGTAATTGAGGCAAATGAACGTGCTGCCGAAGCTGCTAAAGAAGGAGCTACAGAAGTCGGTGAAGCATTCTGCGAGGCTGCTGCTGAAGCACTCGAAGAGGGCAAAGATACAATAATCCAACCAGTTGAAGACACAATTGAAGAAATTGTAGATGTCTTTGAAACCGGAGCAGATAGTATTGAATCTACGTTAAGTGAAGCCTTTGCAAACATTGGCGAGCAAATGTCCGAAGGTATGAGCAATATATCGGAGCATGTTACTAATGGTCTTAGTGAGATTGAAGAAGCATTTACAACTTCATTGGAAGCTACAGGAGAGATAGCAACCGAGGGTATAGCAAACATTGAAGAAATTTTCTATGATATGCAAGAGCCTATCCAAACTTCAACTGAACAAGCAATGGAAAATTTCGATACCGCCCTAACAGAGGGTCTAACCACTGCTGAGGCTACTTCAGAAGACGGTGTTACACAGATTACCGATATATTTGAAACCTTAGAAGATAGCATGACAGACATAGGTCAAAAATCCATGCAAGGTCTTAACCAAGGTCTTTTAGATGGGAAACCTGAAGTCATGGCAACTGCACAAGCTATCGCTGATGCTATAATAGAAAAAATTTCTAGTGCTCTCCAAATTAATTCCCCTTCTCGTGTTATGGAAGACCTTGGTGGTTATACAACGGATGGTTTTTCTCAAGGAATGGAAGATGGACAAGGAGACATCGAAGATGTTGCGGAAAATATAGCAGATAGCATTCCTAAAGCATTAGAATATGGAATGGAAGCAGCAGTAGAGGTAGCATCCGAAGGCACAGAAAACCTCAAAGAAATATTCTATGAAATGCAAGAACCTGTACAGACTTCAAGTGAACAGGCAATGGAAAATTTCAATACTGCGCTTACAGAAGGTCTAACTACTGCTGAGGCTACTTCAGAAGAAAGCACTACACAAATCGTAACCATATTTGAAACTTTAAAAGAAAGCATGACAGAAATTGGCCAAAATGCTATGCAAGGTCTTGAAAATGGATTAGCTGCCAAAAAACCAGCTATAATGGCAAAAGCTCAAAGCATCGCTGATGCTGTTTCTCAAACTATTTCCTCTGCATTAAAAATCAATTCCCCTTCTCGTGTTATGGAAAGCCTCGGTGGCTACACAATGGATGGTTTCGCCTTAGGAATGGAAGATGGGCAAAATGACATTGAAGAAGTTACAAAAGGAACGGCTGATACTATTGTTGACACATTTGAAGATGGTCAAGAGGCTATGGTTGAGCCAATTGAGGAAACAATTGAAGAAATGATCAATGTCTTCGAATATGGAATGGAAAATGTTGAAGAGGTAACTTCTTCAGGATTCGCTAGCATTGGCGAAAGCATATACGAAGGTCTATATTCCATATCAGATAATATAGGCAACAGCCTTACTGCAATTGAAGAAGCATTTGCAATTGGCATGGAAACAGTCGAAGAGATAGCGGGCGAAGGCATATTAAAACTTGAAGAAATCTTCTATGATATGCAAGAACCTATCCAAACTTCAACTGAACAAGCAATGGAAAGCTTCGATACTGCCATAACTGATGGAATAGCCGCATCTGAGGCTACAGCGGAAGCCGGTGTTACACAAATCGCTGACACATTTAACGCCTTAGAAGCTAAGATGAAGGAAATCGGCAAAAACGCTATGCAAGGTCTTGAAAATGGACTAGCTGCCAAAAAACCAAGTATCATAGCGAAGGCTCAAAGCATTGCTGATAGTGTCTCTAAAACTATCTCTTCTGCCTTAAAAATAAATTCTCCTTCCCGTGTAATGGAAAACCTCGGTGGCTATACAATGGACGGTTTTGCCAAAGGTATGGAAGATGGACAAAAGGATGTTGAAGATGTTGCAAAAGGCACGGCAGATACAATTCAAGATGAATTTGCAAAAGCCGCTAAAATGCAACAAAAGCTAGGGCAAGTGTCCGCAAAGCTATATAAAGCTAAAAAAGAATTTGCTGATAGTGCCTCCGCACTTATTAAAAACGGTGTTGACCAAGCAATGTCCATGCAAGAAAAATTAAGTAATATGTTATCAGAAAATCATATTGCCCATGAATTAAGTCTAGCAATCAGTCCACCAGATGCAGATTATCAAAACAACCTTATGGAACGCCTCATTGATGTCGTTGAAGCTGGTCGCTATATCGTCATGGATTCGGGCGAGCTAGTAGGTGCAACATATGCAGGCTATGACAACGCCGCAGGCCAAGCAATTTCTTATAACTCAAGATGGGGAAGGTAGGTAAATAACTATGATAGATTTAACACATGGACTAAATATTGAAAAGTCTCCATTACATTATATCTCATTTGGATACTTTGTGTCAAGGAGATTTAGTTTAAATTTATACGAGAGAACAGCTATAACACCAAATGAAAAGGAAGTTGTTACGAGCATCCCTTATATGCAAGGTGTTGTAGATATGTCAAACTTAATTGGAAATCGTGTTTATGAAAACCGAGAAATAAGATATACGTTTTATCGTTTTGGTGTTGAAAAAAATACAGCACAACATTTTCAAACGACAATTGAAAATCTACTTATGGGGCAATTCGATACCCGACTAGATGATACCTATGAACCTGATTTTCACTATATAGGTAAGTGCAAGGACGTAACTGTTACAGACGAATATACCCGTAATCGTATAAAAGTTGAAATTACTTTTGATTTGTATCCATTCAAAATTGACAATCGCATGGAAAGTGCAGATCTCTTTGACCCATTTAACTTTGATCTTGACGCTTTTCAAAATGATTTGAGATTTATAGTTACAAATGAAAAAAGAAACATTCTCCTTTATAATACAAGTCAGCGTACCATCAACCCACTCGTTAGAGCGGATGTAGCTGGTGCGGTGTTAGAAAGTGATGGTATTAGTCATAACTTGCTCGAAGGGACATTCACCTATCCAAATTTAAGGTTAAAACCAGGAATTAATGAAATAGTACTGTCACAAGATACAGATGATACTATAACAGTATGGTTTGACTGGCGAAAGGAGAGGATTTAATGTACTTTGTAGAAATAAACGTTGATCCAACTCTCCCAGCAGAAATACTCCATGATCCATATTCACGCACAGCTGTTTTGCACAAGGGCCAAATAACACAAGTACTAAACACAGTAAATGATTTCCGATTTGAAATACTCCGTGCACATCCATTATATGAAGCAGACATAAGACCTTATAAATCACTAGTTAGAATTCGTGATCAAAAGAACAATATTATCTTCAGAGGTCGTGTTGTGGATTATTCATATAAAATGGGGGGTAGTGGGCAAATGATTAAAGCATTCGTCGTTGAATGCGAACTTGCCTATTTACTTGATAGTATGCAGGAAGCAGCTGAAATTTCTAATATTACACTAGATGAATATCTCAGGCGTTTGCTAAGTGCTCACAACTGGCGTGTAAAAGAAGAAAAGGATAAAAGTAAATTAATCGATTATATATGTATCGATCGTGGCACTCGCATGCCGATTGAAGCAAGTTTTAATCGAGAGTGTATTTGTGGACCAACCGATGAAGTATACCATATTAATTATTGCAGCACTTTTCAAAATATAAAAGATGAAATATTAACACCACACGGCGGTTATATTTGGCTAGAATATGAAGAAGAAGAAGGGGACGAGAGACGCATTTTAAACTACGCAAAAACGAGTGGTGAGCTATGCGATATGCCAATCGAACTTGCAGTAAATCTTGAAAATATGAAGTCAGAGTATCATCCAAGTAGTGAAATAACACGTCTTATCCCTCTCGGAAGTGAACTGGAACGTTATGAGCTTGCAATTGATCGCCTTAGAGATATTGGTTTTATTCCTAATGAATCCGTTTATAACTATTGGCAAAACGAAGTGAGGCATTGGCGGGATGGCACTACTTTGCCATCAATTCAACAAGCAATTTCACCATGGGTAGGACAATTCTTGCTCAGTTTATCCAAATTAAATTTTAAAAATCACTGTATTTGTCCACAGGGATGTAATAGTGGAGGCTGCGATGATTGTAGAAGTTATATCCAAGATAGAGTGGCGCAGTTATACCCAACAAATCCATATGAGATATCTGATGTCAATAGTCGCTATGCTTATAACCAAGCAATAGATGTTTTGTGTAATTCAGGACTGATTGGAAGTTCTGAATATTGGAAAGAAGAAAAAAATGCAACCATGGAGCCACTTAGATGGCTTATACGTTTAGCAGCATTAGGATTATCTACTACGTTCCCACGAAGAGGTCAATCAGGCTCAGCAGATGATGCAATCGATTGGCTTGATAGAGATGCTGGCTTTATTGGTGAGGAAGATTCTGGTTTTTGGACAGACTCCTCACGACCAAGACCTCCAGTACCTCCAAGACCTGAACCACCAGAAGATGGTACTGATACCGATACCGATACTGATACTGATACTGATACCGATACCGATACTGATACTGATACCGATACTGATACCGACTGCTCAGAAGAGCCAGAAGCATTTAGCTTCAAAAAGTTACTTGAAGAGATAGGTTTTGAAAGAGCAGTTAACGATGACGAAATGGCCTTAGATCCTTCCATGTCTCCTTGGACAGCTAACCTACTGATCCATTTAGAAAAGCTTAATTTTAGAACACAAGGAAAAGAAAATATCAACGATTATCGCTTGGAGATAAGTCACACTATAGACGATATAGAACTCTTTGAAGAAGCAATAGACTCTTTAAGCAATGCTGGTGTTATCCACAGCCCTGCCTATTGGAAACATCCTGATCGCAATAAGGAAACTAGCTTGAGATGGCTAATCCGTCTATGCGATAGACTAGTTAATACTGAGCGTCCACTAGAAATCGAAATAGAAACCGCTCTCAGTCGATTATCACATGCTGGCGTAATCCATACTCATGAGTGCCGTACTTTTTGGGAATATCATACTCGTACACTAGCCTCAGGAGAAGAAGACGATAGAGTTTCACCATGGTGTACAGAACTTCTAACTAGTCTTTCTAGGCTTAACTTTAACCGTGATATGGTTTCACAGGCGATACCTCGAATAAGCCCAAGAGACACTATTCCTAACATACATGATGAAGGAGCTTATAATGAAGCCGTTGATTCTTTAAGTAATACTGGAGTAATTGGTAGTCCAGAATATTGGAAAGAGCCTGTGCGAAGAAATCGAGAAAATTTAAGATGGTTGATACGCCTTGCAGATTTGACAATCAACCATGATGACCCTATCGCTAGCTTCCCAAGACCTAGACTTACAATTGGAGAGGTTAATGATATTAATAAAGATCAAAATTGGCTACCAGTAGAAGGTAATGAGCTTGATAGTATAGTCGAAGGCGTTGTTGTTTGGGATGATATAAATGATCCCAAAGAGTTAATGGAAAAAGCCTACGAATGGATTGCTAACCACAAGACAGTAACAAATAGTATATCAATTAGTGCATTGGATTTATCACATATAGATGGTGCAACATACGAAAGCTTCAAAGTAGGCGATAGCTACCGAGTTGACAATCGCTTATTAGGAAAAAACACGTCGGACGAAGGCTATCCACTTATAGAAAAAAGGGTAGACGTTGTAAATCCACTAAAAAGTGGTTTAACTTTTGGAGATCGTCAAAAAATGATGAGCTCTTCAAGATAATTTTTCACAACTATAATATAAAAGGAGAAATGTAAAATGTCAGTTAATATCGAACAAATAATAGACAGATTAAGAAACCAAAGCCCATTATTAGGGAGACATGCAAGAGAATATATTGCAGATGCACTAGAAGGATTATTCACCGCACACATTAGTCGCCACGGTATATCCCGAACTGCTGCTAATGTAGCAGAAAAAGTAGTAATCCAAGTTACTCCAGTATTTGAACATCCACAACGTGGAACAAAAATATCTATTGTTTTCGATCATGAAAATACAGCAGCAAATCCAACGCTAAGAATCGGAGCAACAGAAGCAAGACCAATTGTACATCTATCTAATTGGTCAGAAGGTGCAACAGTAATGTTTGTATTCGATGGTGAAAATTGGAGAATGATCAACGCAAAAACAACAACAACTATTCACCCACGAATGGATGATGGTAATGGAGAAATAGGAACAGACAATGGGCAATATGCTAACGCAGACCACAAGCACCCTGTTCATACAAACCATGACACTTCTCATATTACAACAGGAAGATTTATTCCATCACGTCTACCAACCTCAGAGACAGCAAACAGAGTCTTGGCAGTTGGTACAGCCAATACAGATCCAGCTTTCCAGCAAGTAAATAACGCCATGATAGCTGATGATGCTATAAGAACTAGACACATACTAAACCAAAATGTTACAGCTGAGAAAATAGCTGATGATGCTGTTCAAACTAGACATATTTTAGACCAAAATGTTACTACTCCAAAAATTGCCGATTTGGCTGTTACCGAACCGAAAATTGACAATGATGCTGTTCAAACTAGACATATTTTAGACCAAAATGTCACCACTCCAAAAATTGCTGACTTAGCTATTACTGAACCAAAAATTGCTGATGATGCTGTTCAAACTAGGCATATTTTAGACCAAAATGTTACTACTCCAAAAATTGCTGACTTGGCTGTTACTGAGCCTAAAATTGCTAACAATGCTGTCCAAACTAGACATATCCTTGATCAAAATGTTACTACTCCAAAAATTGCCGACTTGGCTGTTACTGAGCCTAAAATCGCTAATGATGCTGTTCAAACTAGACATATTTTAAACCAAAATGTTACTACTCCAAAAATTGCCGACTTGGCTGTTACTGAGCCTAAAATCGCTAATGATGCTGTTCAAACTAGGCATATTTTAAACCAAAATGTTACCACTCCAAAAATTGCCGACTTGGCTGTTACTGAGCCTAAAATTGCTAACAATGCTGTTCAAACTAGACACATTTTAGACCAAAATGTTACTACTCCAAAAATTGCTGACTTATCCGTTACTGAACCAAAAGTTGCTAGTGATGCCGTAAGGACTAGACATATCCTTAGCCAAAACGTTACTACTGAGAAAATAGCCGATAGAGCTGTAACAGGTGCTAAATTATTCACCTCAGCAGAAAACAATACTCTTCTGCGTGTCAATGAAGCAGGAACAGACCCGGTGTTTGGAAAAATCCAAGTACCAAACGATTTAGATGGCGTTATGCCAGTAATACATGGTGGTACGGGTGCCGATAACCCAGAAGGTGCAAGAGAAAATTTAGGTGCTGCGGGGCTAATTGATCTACAAGCTCACATTGAAACCCAGATGGCACATGGCCGCCATCCTGTAACAACATATGGGCCTTATAACGTTCATCAAGAAGCAGTTAATATAACAATTGATGAGAATAAACGCCTTACACTAGCTGCTAATGGAAACTTCCATGCCCATGATGATATCGCTGACCACCGTATCACAAGCTGGCTACAGAAAAGAGTGGGAGCTGCAGGAACTTCAGGATTCCAAACAACAATTATGGCTGGCTGGGGTACTGTAAGAATTGATGAGACTGCAGGAGAGGATGCAGGATTTGCAGGACTTACAGAAGCACATGTTTTCTTCCATAGAGACAACACGTTGTATAAGATAGTTGTTTTAAGTTGGGCAGATAATAGTAATACTACTACAACAAGGCCTAATGCTTTAACAAGACTGCAAAATGCAATCATTAAAGTTGAAAAGCTGCTAGATCGTCCGTAAGGGTAAGTACGTATAGCAAACGAACCTAAAAAACGTGAATGGCAAATTTTTAATTCAGCGGCTTCAAGCCAAATTGAAAATGCAGAAAATCACGTTTTTGAAGTTCACTTGCTATAGAAATGTTGACTTACACTAGAAGATGAAACTGAGCAAAGTTATTATTAGGATAAAAAGATGGGCGGCATTCTGCCGCCTTTTTTTGAAAAGGAGAACTCATATACATGAAAGAAATTTTTCAAATATTAATAACAATAGCATTTAGCACATTTATAACAAATCAAGCATATGACGCAGAAAGACCAATCCTGCGCCTTTCAATAAATAACTTCCCTATACATGACGTAGCAATACTCAGAAATGAAGAAGAAATATTTGTGCCAATCAGAAAGCTCGCTGAAAAATTAGGAGCAGAAGTAATTTGGCAATCAGAAAAAACAACGATAATTTATGGTAAAAACAAGTATTTTCCTCCCACTTTTTTATGGAATTCCCTCTCCTATACCAATATTATTGAAATAGAAAATATTTTTGGCCTAAAATTCGACTACAACAGTAATTTAAATATTTACTATATAGGCCATTTTGACGAAACAGCCGTTAGAAATTTTGCAACGTTTAATAACTATACAGAAGAAGATTTGGTGTGGCTTTCAAGAATAATTCATGCTGAAGCAAGAGGTGAAAGCTTTGAAGGAATGCTTGCAGTAGGAAGCGTCGTAATGAATAGAAAAGCTTATCCAGCCTACCCAAACACAGTAAAAGAAGTGATTTTTGATAGCAGACATGGCATTCAGTTTAGCCCAATAAGAAATGGTTCAATAAACAATAGCCCACAGCCTACAGCAATTTTGGCAGCTATAGAAGTATTAGAAGGTAGAAGAAATGCAAGCTCTGCATTGTTTTTTAAAAACCCAAATATTGTTCCAGTAAGTTGGATAAGTAACAATAGAGAATATGCTTTCAGTATAGAAAATCATTCTTTTTTTTATTAATCTTTTTCACTAAGGAGAACATAAATGGATGAAATTTAGACCCTTTAAGATTTTTTGATTTCGAAAAGAAATATAGTTTTGGAGCATACTAAATTTTAGAATAAGTTATAGCCATATTACTAAAAAGCAGTTACAGCCATCGTTTATGAACATAACAATGGCTGTAACTGTTTTTTAGTAAAATTACTATATCTAGTTGAATTCTTTTCTGAAATATGGTATAATCTTAGTCAATAACTTATAATGAAAGGACGGCTATCAACATGCGAGCATACGATATAATAATAAAAAAACGAGACAACATAGAATTAACAAAAGAGGAAATAACATTTTTAGTAAATGGCTACACAAGTGGAGAAATCAAAGATGAGCAAATGGCAGCTTTTTTAATGGCGGTTATGTTTAATGATTTAACTAAAGATGAGATTTATAATTTAACTATGGCCATGGCACACTCGGGAGAAATGTTAGATTTAAGCGGAATATTGGGCAAAAAGATAGACAAACATTCAACAGGAGGTGTTGGCGATAAACTTACACTTCTAGTGGCACCAATTGTCGCAGCTTGCGGAGTTCCTGTCGCTAAAATGAGTGGTGCAGGCCTAGGACATACAGGCGGCACTATAGACAAATTAAATGCGCTGCCAGGCTACAAAACAGAAATACCGTTTGAACAATTCATAGATTTAATAAATGAAAATGGCCTTTCTATAATAGGGCAGACGGGCGAAGTTGCCCCAGCGGACAAAAAGATATATGCACTAAGAGATACAACAGCAACTGTAGACAATATAGGCTTAATAGCAGCCTCTGTAATGAGCAAAAAATTAGCAAGCGGTGCAGACTCATTTGTTTTAGATGTTAAAACTGGTGAAGGTGCTTTCATGAAAAAAGTAGAAGATGCTAAGAAGTTAGCCAAAACAATGATAGAAATAGCACACCAAAACGGCAAAAAGGCAAAAGCACTAATTACCGCTATGAATCAACCTCTAGGGTTCGCAATCGGAAACAGTTTAGAAGTTAAGGAAGTATTAGAAATTTTAGAACGCAAAAAAGAAGTTAGAGATATAGAAGAAATTTCACTAGAGCTTGCTGCAAATATGCTTTTACTTGCTGAAAAAGGTGATATAGAACATTGCAGAAATTTAGCCAAAGAAGCTTTAGAAAACAAAGCAGCTTATGAAAAATTCATACTTATGATAAAAGCCCAAGGTGGAAGTTTAGAAATGGGCGAAGCAAAGCAGAAAACTGAACTAGCCTCTGAGCAAGAAGGTTATATAACAGCAATAAATGCTGAAAAAATAGGCATAGCAGCAATGATGCTAGGAGCAGGTAGAAAAACAAAAGAAGACAAAATAGACTACACAGCAGGAATTATGCTGAGTAAAAAAGTAGGCGACTATGTAAAAAAAGGCGAAACCATTTTAACTATGCACATGAATAATGTAGATATAAAAGAATCAACAAAACTTGCGAAAGAAGCATTTACTATAGGAAAAGAAAAGCCAGAGGAAATAACGCTAATATATTAAGAAAGGGTTTACAAATGAATTTAAATTTTAAAATTAGTAAAGATGAAGAAGAGGAAATAAGTTTAACGGAACATAGTATAAAACGGATTAAACCAGCCTCAACAGCCGAAACCCGTTCTAATCTAAGACATAGCAAAGTAACAAATGAACTTACAATATCAGGTCTTATTAATCCTGAATTTGCGCTAAATAGCAAAATTCGAGAAGTTGATGATACGATGAAACTTGCGGACTTTGCAGTAATTCCAGAATTTAAGGATTGCTATAAAGATGTAAACTACAAATTAGTTGATACCGCCAATAGAGTAGTAATAGAAGGAAGCTTAGATGATGCTTACGTCGTTTATCACGAGGAGAAATTTTGCAATAATGAGGGAGTTGGAGAATTCAAAACAACACTTCGTGAAAGATCAAAAGGCAGTACGCTTGCAACTATAAAACCTAAGCAGCCATCACAAATTTCACCGCAACCTTCCCCTACAGATTTTCTTGCGAGTAATGTTATGGCAAATGTTAGACCTCCAAGGTTCTTTAATTTGCAAGACTTGAATAGATGTGATGAAAATACTTGTGCCCTTAAATCTGGAAAGGGTGGCATAAGGATTTCTAATAGGCTTATGTGGCATTCTTTTCAACCTAGAGGAGGGTATATTTGGAATCCAACTACAACAATATCTTCAGAAACCAGAATAGATTCATGGTTTTTTGACAATAGTAACAGTGAAATACAAGCAGAAATCCGTGAAGATATGCAAGTAAAAGGGCTAAGTTTAGATGATTTAAGAGATATAGAGTTTGATGGTGATATAAACCCATTAGAAGCATTAGAAGAATTTAATAGAGTTGTAAACAGCCTTACTCCTTTAGGAAACGCAATAACCTCGCCTCACTCTCTTGAAAATACAGCAGTAAGGCTTGGGCGTGCAGTTATAGAAAGAAATGCAGAGCCTTTAGTTAATGAAATGAGAGCATTAGGAAATCTTTCTACATTTTTTGGAGGAGCTTCGAGAGATTTAGCAAATAGATTCGTAGATAGATTTGTAGCAGGTACAGGTGGAATATTTGCAGACCCACTTTTAACTGAAAATATGCAAAATAGTAGTGAAATGCGTAGATTTGCTAGAGATTTCACTACATTTTTAGAAGATTCTATAGAAAGAAATAATGGGAATCTTAGACAAACAGTTTTAGACAGAGATTTAAATGCTAGATCAGGTGGCGGAAATAATTTTATGAGAAATGAAGATGGAGTATTTCATAATGAGCTTTTAAACATAGATAGGCCTAGATTTAACAAAATAGGAAATCTACTTAATGATGGATTGTTCTTTAAAATAAACGGAACACACAGAGTAGAAGTTAGAATAATAAACTATATTTTTTGTCCTTTGTGTAAAAATTATACTGCTACACTTAGAATCACCGTTATTGACCATTTTGGGTTAGATAGAGGAGATGTGAAGGGGCGCGCAAGACCTTTTATGCCCGCTATAAACATAAATAATATGGGACATTGGGGAGTATATGGGTGGTATGTATTGCAGCATTATAGAGGTTTTAGCAATGGATATAAACCTTTTATAACTGAAGGAAATCCAGAAATCGCTATAGGTAGACAAAGCCGCCCTAATCGAAGCGGAGGCACTACGTGGATATAAAAAAGTATTATAAGTATTGGCCTATATTAAGCGGTTTAGCTGCATTTATTATAATCACAACCATTACAATTTTACTAGCACGCAATTATAGATTGAATAGACTTTCACCTATTATTTCGCCAATATCGGCAGGTGGTCATCATTCTTTAGCGATAATGGAGGATGGTAGTTTATTTGCGTGGGGAAACAATCGAAATGGTCAATTAGGAAATGGTACTACTGAAGATGAACTAAATCCTATATGGATTATGGAAAATGTTGTTTCTGTTTCAGCGGGAGGAGGCTCTAATTCATTTGGAAGAGCTGGTTATAGCTTAGTGCTTAAAAATGATAATGTTTTATGGGGATGGGGTAGTGCTTTTTCGGGAACATTAGGTATAGGTGGTCGAACAGTTGATAGCGAGAGTGGATGGGGAGTATGGCCTCCCTACTTTCCTTTAGGACAACGTAGAGTAAATGAACGCCCTATTTTTAATATTTTAAATCCTGTAAGAATTATGAGAAATATAGTCCAAATTTCAGCAGCTTCTACTCACTCTGTAGCTATACGTGGAGATGGTACACTTTTTGGTTGGGGAAACAATGAATCTCCTAGAATAGGATTGCCTAGTAACAGTCTTTTAAGATTGAGAAGAAATTCAAGGATGTCCGATAATATTGTAATATACCCAGAGTCAATGATAGATAACATAATGTATGTTTCTACTGGTAGAAATAATATATTAGCTATTACTGAAGATAATACATTATTAGGATGGGGAGATAATTATTTTGGACAGCTTAGTGAGTATGCTCAGCCTTCTTCTAATATAGGCGTAGTAATAATGGAAAATGTTATATCAGTTTCTGCT